CGGGTTTGGTAAGATCTGCACATCGCGTGAGGCCACTGGGTTAGCCGTCTGAGGGTCAGCAGCTGAGAAGGTCGTCACCCACATCTCAGGTGTGGTGCGGGTCTGGGTGGCCCATGCAGGATAAGCCGCCTGACGACACAACATTATTTTGGTGTCACCACCAGGCAGAGCGAGGTCAGCTGGTTGGGTGAAACCCATGAGAGCAGTCCGCTCCAACGCAGGGAATGAGGGAAACCTCTGCGGAGTATGCTCAGCCGGCAATGCCAGGCATTTGGCCAACAGCTCCAAAGAACGCACTGGGTGCGTAGGCCTAAGCTGTGAGACGGTAGTGGCCTGAGACATAGTTAGCGAGAAAATTCGAGTCAAATTGTGGGTAATCGAAATCACACACTCGCGCCTGGTCAATGTTGCAGCCTCTCCACCCGCTCATGGGGGTCCAAAGATTCCACCTTGATCATGTGGTCAATGGCCGGGTGGTGCCACACTCCCCCCTCGCTCGGAAATTCAAAAGCTAAAGCTGAATAGGGGATCCTGTACTTATACACGAATCCCGACCGCCAATCAACGTCATTCGGTTCTAAAGTCAAGGGCTCGACGATATAGCGGTCCAGCTTCACGAGCTGTCGTCCGGGAGAGTAGTGGTGCGCAAGGAACTTCATCATTAGTGGGAATCCGTGGAAAGTCTTCCAAAAAGAAGTGGCTATCGTGTGGGCGTAGTCATGCACCCTGGCTTGGTGCTTCCTATCCTTCGCCCAAAACAGCTTGGCCAGCTGCTTGCCCGGTTTGGGCACGAACTGAAATCCACCGCTGTGTGTTGGCCATGGCGTCAATGAAATGAATGAAATGGCCAATGGATCATCAAATAGGGCACGGACCGGTGTAATGCCGCACGATGACTCGATGGCTGTCAAAGCCGTCTCGAGCGCACGGACATCCGGTCGCTGATCATAATTCAGGATGCCCAAATAATCATCACCCATGAACAATCCGCACCACCGCCTGGGCCGTAGGTGCGGAGGAAGGTCACGGATTGCTGTAAATATGATGATCATGGAAATAATGGTATTTCCAACACTGGTGTTCCAGTCACCGGACAATCGTTTCCAGGCAGTGAGATACTTCAATATCACGCAACCACCCGGTACCTTTGTGCGTATGATTCCGGTGACCTTGGCGCAACGCTGCAGAAACCTGCTGGCACTGCGCAACTTGAGCATCTCGTAAACCTGGGCTTCGGCATTCAGTAATTGGAAGTTCATGGTAGAATCCCAATTCTTGCCATCTCGCTCATCGAAAATTTTTAGCCCGGCCCTGTGACACTCATCAGTGAACACGCTGCTGAGGGTGTCATGATTCAATCCCCCAGCGTACACGAAGCGGCATTGGACTCCACACCAGCTGAACTCCTCGTCACCGAGGGCCTTCATTATGGCGTTCATCACTGCATACTCAGCGGGATGCTCGTACGCCGTGATTTCGTTGAAATTGCCCTGGATGAGGCGCGCTTTTGTGGGTACAGCCACGTTGAC